AGGTGTGTATCCGATTGCAAGGTGCGTAAAAGCTGAACAGCATGATTTAGGAGTAGTTATGGCAGATGTAAATGTTTAAGGCTCTCTTGAAGCAAAATTTGAGAGTACCAACAGAATTTATGATGTGGTGGGGTGTAGTCCGACATTGAGTACAATGCAAGGTGGCAATCAAGAGCCGAAAATTCTTGAAAGTCAGATAGTTACCATGCGTGGCAGAAACACAGAAAATCCGTCAGACAGAACAGCCGGAAGTCCGACAGCGCAGCGGTTAGAGCCGAATGCACAAGGAATGTGCAACTCACTTACTACGGTGCAGAAAGACAACCTTGTTATGGAAAAACAGTACCGTATCAGAAAGCTGACACCGAGAGAATGCGGACGTCTGATGGGAGTATCTGATGAAGATATCTCCAAGATGGCAGCGGTCAACAGCAACACGCAGCTTTACAAGCAGTTTGGTAACAGCATCGTGGTTGATGTGATATGTGCAATGTTCAAAAACTTAAATATTGAGCAAGGGAGTAAAATCAGGAACTAAAAAGTGAAATAGTAACTCAAAATTTGAGTTAAAAAGTGAAAAATTTTATTAAAAATTTGAGTTTCTATTTTAGTTCCACTCAATAATTCAAAAGCAAGTTAAAAAAACAGGAGGAAAATTACATGAAATATTGCATTGAAACAACGGATAATGGTTGCATTGAAACCTTGGAAATTTCTGATAGAAAATTTCAGAGAGAATCCATAAAAACAGAATATGGTTGTACATCTTCTGATCCTGATTTTTCGGATCAGTTGGAAGAAGCAGGGTATTGTGATGAAATCGTGGAGAAAGTATATGAATTATATGATGGGTGCGAAACTCTTGATTTTATTCAGCTGGCAGAACTGGTAAATGAGTAACTTTGAATTGCGAAAAGATGAAGATGATGTACAGCTGGGATATGTCCTGATCTTAATGGAGTTCGCAGGTGGAGAATATACTGGCCGGACAGAGGTGCGCCGGATACGGTACGTGCTCCGGGATTTACCAGAGTATGGATTGATGCCAGGATAATGTATCATCGGATGGTAAAGGAGGATGCTATGAAAAATAAAAATGTGTGGTTTGCTTATGCAGCAGCTTGGATATCTACGGCAACAGCGGTGATATTTGCTATAAAATATACCGGATCAGCGTGGTGTTTAGTGGCACTGGTGCTGCCGGCAATGCAAAAGATAAGTATCAGCAATGATGAAGAGAATGGTAAATAACTTAGGAGGTGAAGTGAGATGGCTATAAATGCAAAATGTAATGATTGTAATGAACCAACGAAATATGTGGTTGGATTTTTCGATGGCAAGAATGGAATCCACGGTTGCCTTTATGATTGCCACAACGAGGAATGCACAATAAAGCAAATAATGGAAGTGTCTGCATCGAAAGACATTCAGGAAAGAGCGAAAATACAACTTGCTAACGGTGACAAGGATATGTACGCAGGCTATATTGCAGCACTCAGAAGAGATGCGAAAGTGTCCATGTTTAAGATGGCACAGATTGCCGGATGCAGTTCGGCAGATTACAGCGCATATGAGCATGAGCGGAAAGAATTTGATCCGGAAGTGTATCGGAAATGTAAGGAGTACCTGGATAAGGTAAGAAATTAAGTATGTAACTTAGGATTTAGCAAAGGAGCGGAATATGGAAAAAACAAAAATAGATTGGTGTGATAGTTCATGGAATCCGGTTACCGGATGTCTTCACAGCTGTAAATATTGCTACGCAAGAAGCATTGCAAATAGATTTTCTGGTGGTGGAGAGAAATGGACGGATGATGCGCTGATAGAACTGAATGATCGTATTTATTTCGATGAATCAGAGAAGGCTGAAGCGTATCCATATGGATTTAAACCTACACTGCATAGATACAGGCTTAATGAATACGAGAAAAAGAGCGGAAGGAATATTTTTGTATGCTCTATGGCAGATCTTTTTGGTCATTGGGTTCCTGATTCTTGGATTGAGGAAGTTTTTTCTGCCTGCGCAAAAGCAACGCAACATAATTATCTTTTCCTGACAAAGAACCCGGAAAGATTCGTTGATTTACAGAATAATGGAAAGCTGATTGTAGCTGACAATATGTGGTATGGTGCAAGTGCAACAAACGAAGATCAGCTTGAACTTGCAGCAAAAGCATTTTCAAAGTTAAGTTGCCAAACAAAGAATTTTTTAAGCGTTGAACCGATACTTGAAGACGTTACTGTGTCTAAATACTGGGATTATCACATGGATGCTCACCTTGTAGATTGGTTAATCGTTGGAGCAGAGACAGGACACAGAAAAGACAAGGTGATTCCTGAAAGAGATTGGATAAGATCTATTACATTTGATTGCTACGATGAAAGTATTCCGGTGTTCATGAAATCCAGTCTTGCGGATATATGGCGGAATCCATTGGTACAGGAATTCCCGAAGGAATTACTACGGTAAACTGAAATTTAGTGAAGAGAGGAAGAAGAATATGGATAAAGCAGTATTAGTGATGGATATGCCGGAATCATGTAGCAAATGTCAATTTCTGTATGAATTTCAAGGAATCAAAAAATGTCAGCTTATGAATGTCCTTAATAATGGAGCATCAATGCTGTCACAGAATACATTTACAAAGAAACGGCATGATAAATGTCCGCTCCGGGAACTGCCGGAACGTGAAAAAGAGATGACCGATGCCGATGACCTCGGAAAGGATTATGTCAGAGGAACGATGGACGGTTGGAATGCTTGCCTGGATGAAATAGAATCTATAATTTAGTGGAGGAGAATGGCTTATGAAGTTATCAAAACTGACTAAGCCTGAACTTGAAGAAATCTTCCGTAACGCCAATTTCACGGAAGAGGAAGAGAAAGTGTTTAAAATGCTTTCTTGCGGAAAAACTATTACAGAAACAGCACAAAAGATTAATGTATGTGACAGAACGGTCAACAGAATATCGAAAAATGTTTATGAAAAAATAAACAGACTGGAGGTAAAAAATGGTTAGAGTTACACAAGACGGCAAAGATGTTGATATTGAAGATGTTTCTCTGCCAAAAGAAATTATTGAGATTATAGCATCCATATGCTGTTGACACCATTGTAAAAAGGCTTTAGAATGTGTCGTATGTATGATAAATACGGCACATTCTTTATATATTGAAAGGAGTGTAAAGAAAATGGAATGTGTCGCATATATGCGTGTTTCCACGGAAAAGCAGGCAGAAGAGGGCAACGGCCTTGATAGTCAAAAAAGAGACATAGAGCTTTTTTGCCGGAAAAATGAACTGGTTGTATCTGACTGGTATGTTGATGATGGATATACCGGTGCAAATATGGATAGACCGGAATTGCAAAGACTTATTAACGACTGCATAAAAAAACGTGTTAAATGTGTTGTTGCGTTTAAATTAGACAGACTTTCAAGAAGTATGATTGATGGATTATACATAATTGAAAGAGTTTTTCAACCAAACCAAGTGTTATTCAAATGTGTCCATGACAGTGTAAGTTATGACAGTCCTATGGAGCAGGCATACACACAGATGATGGCTGTTTTTGCACAACTTGACAAAAATACTATGATGCTTCGTATGCGTGGCGGTATGTTGGAGCGAATCAAACAAGGTTACTGGATTGGTGGTGCTAATACTCCGTATTGCTATAATTATAGCAAGGAGAAAGGAATACTCATTCCTATACCAGAACGTAAGGAACAAGCAAACAGAGCACTTGATATGTTTATTGGTGGTTATTCTGATTTATATATCAAGGAATTATTAGGATTTCACAGTGAGGTACTTGTCAGGAATGTGCTTACCGGAGTTGTCAATATAGGTATGATCCCATATAAAGGGAATGTATATCAAGGACTTCATGAACCTATTTTTGATAAAGAAAGGTTTGAACTTGCACAGGAAATCAGAAAATCACGTAGGAAAAACAAAACTGCTTGTCATACGGATGCCAACTTGTTAACAGGATTGTGCTATTGTGGTGTGTGTGGATGCAAGATGCGGTATCAGAAGTGGACGCACGGAAAGCATAAAATATATTGCTGTTCTCGTGATAAAGCAATGAAGTATTTGCCTAATTTCAATCCCGACTGTAACAATTCTTTGGAATGGGCTGCTGATATTGAAAAACAGGTAGAAAGTGAAATTTTAAAAATATCCTTAAATCTTTCAGAGTGCAAGCCTATTGAAAAGCAAAGCAAACTTGAAATAATGCAGTCACAATTTGAAAAAGAACAGGTGAAATTAAAAAGGCTATATGTTCTTTATTCCGATGGAAATGACACAGTTTTAGAAATGATTAAGAACACTGAAAAAAGCATTTCTGAAATGAAAGTAAAGATAACTGAGGAAGAAAAAAACGAAAGAAACAGTCAGAAGAAAGAAGTTGTTTACGAGAACATAAAAAAACTTGCCGATGTGTGGGCGCATATCGACAAGAAAGAGAAAAACAATATATTAAAAAGCATAATATCAAGGATTGTGATTGTCAATGGTGATGTTGAAATTCAATTAAAGAATTTTTAGCAGAACCTATTGTTATCGGAGTGGCAATAGGATGTGCTAATGCCGTATTTATCATACTTTTAAAACTGCATATTTTTTTGCTTGTCGCAAAAGTGTCGTATATGTGTCACTATATGCGACTTTTTTTATGCCAAAATTTAAGCATAAGGAGGGATGACCTTATGGGAAAATTCAAATTTTCAGATGAAACACTGGAACATATATTCAGCAAAGAACGTACAAGGGAAGTGCCGATTAAGTATCAATCAATCATGGTTCATGTGATCGAGGAAGTTTTAGGAGAAACGGGTAATGCTTATGAATTTCAGTCCGTTGGGACTTATGAACAAGCCGACATATCAGACACTTGATGAAGCTGAAATTGCGAAACAGATAGAATCAATGGAAGAAAGGGAGAACAGAAATGCCGCAGCCGATTATGAATCCGAACTATTTCAATCCGCAGTATAGAACACCTATGTACGGACAGTTTATGCCACAACAGGAGCAATTCCAACCACAGCAGTTTATGCAACAGCCACAGCAAAACGCAGTACAGATGTACGGTCGTATTGTACCGGCACAAGAGTGCATAGCACCGAATGAAGTTCCTATGGATGGCAACACAGCTTTTTTCCCAAAACAGGACCTGTCGGAGATCTATGCTAAATCCTGGGGAGCAGATGGGAAAATCTATACAAGGCTCTACAAGCCTGTTTTAGATGCAGACCCTAATAGTTTACCGTCTGACACAGAAAAGGCGAAATTTGACCTATCAGACGAAGCCACAGCGGTATTTATGAAGCGTTTCGATGAACTGGAGCAAAAGATTGAGCAGTTGAAATCTTCGCAATCGCAAAGAAAAACTCCACAATCGCAAAGAAAGGATGATGCAGAATGAATATGATGAATCCTATGCAGATGCTTAGAGGAATGGGAAGTCCCCGGCAGTTTATCCAAAATATGATGGGGAACAGCCAGATCATGTCTAACCCTATGGCTAAAAATATAATGGGTATGGCTCAAAAAGGAGATTTTGCCGGAGTAGAGCAGTTAGGAAGAAATATTGCCAAGGAACGTGGTATGGATTTTGATTCAGAATTTGAAAAATTCAAGCGTCAATTTCCCATGAAGTAGATACTAAATTCTTGCAAGATTAAGTATAAAAAATCTTATATGGAGGTAAAAATTATGTTTGAGAGTAACAATACTCCCTTTACAATGCCTGTTATGCCTGCCAACAGCGGATATGGAAACAACGGTGCATGGGGTGACGATGGTGCATGGTGGATTATTATTTTTGTCCTTTTCTTCGCTTTTGGCGGATGGGGCGGTAATGGATGGGGCGGTAATGGCTCTAATTCCAGTTACTACACCGATTCTGCATTGCAAAGAGGGTTCGACACCCAGTCTATCATCGGTAAACTGGACGGAATCAACAACGGTCTGTGTGACGGATTCTACGCTGTAAACAACGGTATGCTTACCGGATTTAATGGCGTAAATACCAACATTTTACAGACTGGCTATGGCATCCAACAGGCTATCAATGCCGACACCGTAGCAGGAATGCAGAATGCTAACGCTTTACAGGCGCAGTTAGCACAGTGCTGCTGCGATACCCGTGAAGCTATCCAGGGTGTAAACTACAATATGGCAACGAATACTTGCGCATTGCAGAACACAATGAATAACAACACAAGGGATATCATTGATAATCAGAATGCCGGCACTAGAGCAATTCTTGATTACTTATGTGCAAAAGAAAATGCGGATTTGAGAGATAAGGTGCAAAAACTTGAACTTTCTGCTTCACAGGATAGACAGAATGCGCTTCTGACTACTGCAATGACAGCACAGACACAGCAGATTGTCAACTCTGTAAATCCTACAGCTATTCCAGCTTATATTGTGTCTAATCCTAACGCTTACGCTTATGGCTGCGGTTGCAATACCGGCTGTAATTGCTAAAATTGAATAATTGAGTATCTTAATTGAGTTAACTCGATTATGTCTGCTATGCAGAATTACTGACAACATGGGGCAGACTATATGGTTTGCCCCTTTGATTTTGAAAGAGAGGTATTTATTATGGCTGAATATACAGCAGTAGCATTACAGACTGTGGCAGCAGGAGCAGACGTTGCTTTTACCGAAACTGCCGTAAATGGAAGTGGTTGTATCACTCACAGAGAGGGATCCGGAATTGTAAAGTTAAGAGGTATCACTAATCAGTGTCGTGCAAGATTCCTTGTAAGTTATTCCGGAAACATTCAGATTCCCACTGGTGGAACTGTTGGGGAAATTTCCATTGCACTGGCGGTAGACGGGGAACCTTTACAGTCCACAAGAATGATTGTAACTCCGGCAGCAGTAGAGAATTTCTTCAATGTATCTGCGCAGGCTTACATTGATGTTCCTCGTGGATGCTGCAGTACGGTAGCCGTTCAGAACACTTCTACGCAAGCTATTGAAGTGCAGAACAGCAATTTGATTGCCGTTCGTGAAGCGTAGGAGGTGAAAAATCATGGATGTTAAAAGAATGCATGAAATGATTGAAAAACTTTCTGAATGCGCTAAAACGCAGTTTGACAAAGGAATTGACAAAGTAGATACTTGCGAAATGGGGAAGGTCATCGACATGATGAAAGACTTATCGGAAGCTATGTACTATCGGGAACTGACAAAAACCATGCAGGAATATGATTCGGACGAAAACATGGAAATGTTTGAACGTTACGGTGACGGTGGCAGACGGTACTATGACCATTACCGCTATGCTGACGGCAGATTTGCACCTAAAGGTCGTGGAACCTACCGCAGAGGTTATGAAGAGCCACCCTATTACCACATGACCCCGGAAATGTATCACCGTGACATGGACAGAGATATGGGGCGTATGTACTACACGGAAACTTCTTCATCCGGTATGCGTGATGCAAGAGAGGGCAGAAGTGGAATGAGCCGCAGAACCTACATGGAAAATAAGGAACTGCATAAGGCTAACACGCAGCAGGACAAAGAAGCAAAAGTCCGTGACCTGAACACCTACATGACCGAACTTGCAAACGATATGACGGAGATCATCAACGATGCAACACCGGAAGAAAAGACGGTACTGCGAAACAAGCTGTCTGCACTGGTAACAAAAATCGGTTAAAACACTTAAGGGGCTTATTTAGCCCCTTTTATGTTGGAGGTGGTAAGTTGTTTACTATAAATGGAATAGACTGGAATTTAAGGATTGTACGCAGTCACAGCCCTATGCTGATGCGTTCTGATGGTACATATACGTTTGGCATGACAGACAGGAACACAAGAGATATTTACATATCAAATATGATTCATGGTAATTTCTATGACCGTGTGCTGTGCCATGAATTGTGCCATGCGTTCTGCCTATCCTACAATTTGACTATGGACATTCAAACTGAAGAGATTGTTGCCGACTTTTTGGCTACCTACGGCAGAGAAGTGTTTGCACTGGCTGATGAACTGATAAGCGGATACATGGAAAGAATGGCATAGAAAAGACCCCTGTTATGGGGTCTCTTCTTTTGCACAGTCCTCTAAGTCTTTCTGAAGAATTTTAGATGCAAGGTCTGAAAGCTGTGGGAAGTAGGTGATTACTTCGGAATTTCTGCATTTCCAGTTTCCGGTCGTTGCACTGTAAATTCTCTTTGCTTCATCAAAATTATACGTTCTTCCCAAAACTTCAAGTAAGTGGTGCATATATTCCTTTGATGTAATGTCGTAGCAACGGCAGATGTAATTTATTTTGCCACGGTTGATACAGAACCAGTCTGTTTCAAGCTCTAATGTCGGATTTTCCTCGATTGCTGTGGTCGGTTGATGATTCTTTACCACAAAGTAAGCATCCACAAGAGCATCCTGCACTCTCCATGACAAATCATCATTAAACGGCTTCACTACTTTAAGATATCCACGCTCTGTAAGCAATGTAATACCGGCAGGAGGAATTTTGCAAAAGTGACTATCTGTCCCATTTGAATTTCCACTGTACGTTAAACGTACCGTAGAATCTTTCGTTAGAACAAAATAATCTTTTCCAACCTCAAAGTGCTTTTTATTTCTCCTAAATGCATTTTTCGCAGTACCACTTGGTCTACGATGTACTTCATCAATATCCCTAAATGTTACAACTCTTTGACCATCATATTCTCTGACAGCCAGTTCTGTTCCCTCAACGTTTACCAGTTCCGTCATATGCTACCTCCTAAATCTGTGGAACGTAAGAACCATTCATAATACCGATTGCCAGCTTCATTCCCTCTACGGCATAGTAGTTAATAGTATTCACTTCACATTCTGAAAAAGAATCCATGAGTTCTTCAAAGACTTTTTCACTCACGATTCCCTGCAGTTTATCAAAGAAAGGCTTAAAATATTCTGATGCTTTATCTCCTTTTTCCGCAGTGTTGATAATCTGACTTTCGAATACGATTTCTAAAAATCTGTCCATAATTTTTTCTCCTTTTGATTGATTTTCCCAAAAGAAGATGTTAAAATAAGTTATCACTTCTTTGGGAGTGGGTTAGAAGAGTAATCAATGCTTGTCGAGGGCGATTTGATTACTCTTTTTCATTTTCTAAAACACTGTCAATTCCTTTTCTTACAACATCAGTTCTTGTGACATTGTATTTCTCACAGTACTGATTAAGACGTTCGTTTGTTTTAACATCAATTCTTGCCTTAACCTCTACTGTTTTAGGTTCCAATGCTTTAGGTCTACCTGTGCGTGGTGACATTTTTAACACCTCACTTTCTGTGGCACAATTAAATGATACATAATGTGGCACAAAAAGTCAAGCACTTTTTCAAAAAAATAAGAGAGTGGTGTCACTCTCTTGATTTTTCTACAATTCATACTGCGGATATGCCTTTTCCCATACGGACTTGTGATAAGTGTTCACTTCGCCATAATTTGCATCGAATATCTTTTTTACTTCATATCCCATTGTAATTCCGGTAGCTTTCAGCTTTCTCCAGTCAAAACGTTTCCATGACACACCATTCAGAGCCGCTACACGTTTAATAGAGTACCAGTCCTTGGAAGTATCAAGCTGTGCTTTCAATTCCTCTTCCCGGTCAAGGCTTTCCAAAAGTTGTGCCACAGCATCACGATAAGTCATAGGTACATTCGGTGTAGACTGCTCCAAAGAATATGTTCCGGTTTTGCGAATGGATGGTAAAACCTCATCGAATATCCAACTTTCAAACTTTTCAGAAGATGGTAATTCACTGTGAGAAATAAGCCTATACATATCTCCCTCTGGAATCACATTTACCTCTATCGTTTTGGTTTCACTTTGTGGATGAGGTATACTGTATTTTGCCGTATACCTACAATGAGCAGAAATTGCATCCGATGGTCGTTTATATCCAAGTGCTTTTGCTATATCAGTTGCTACAAAATAAGGTTTCCCATCAATCATAACGGTTCTTACCTCACCAAATTCATTGTTGCTAAATACTTCCAGTTCATTCATTTTCATTACCTCCCGTAGTCTTATATGAGAGGGCAGAAGAGCATAAAAATAAGCCCACTACCCCTGTTACTGTTGGAGTAGCGAACTTCCAATCTTTTTTTGGTCTGTCTTTATTCCGGGTCTTGGTTGCAATCTAGGCTGTTTAAGCAGCTTTCACTCACCGGACATGATGCAAGACTTCCTAACTGACACATATTATATCATGCAGAACATGGGTTCGCAACATAAAAATAAGAGCACCCTTTCGGATGCCCTTAAAATCCTATATTCTATTGTAATTTGATAACTTCTTTGTTACCCGTCCATAAACTTGTTTCGTATTCCAGTTCAATACTCTGCGCATCCTGTGGAACTACAAATGCAATCTTGTAAGATGTTTTTCTGCCGCTTGAAAGATTCGCATTCAACGAAGAACTATCAACAACACTGTAATTCTGCTCACAATCTGTATCGTCTGCGTAACACTGAAAATCGTAGATGCTTACATACTTATCATCTTTGCTGTTGTTCTGATAAGAAACATCAATCATAATGTATTTTGTTCCATCAGTAGGAGCGTTCCAGCCGTATTCATCCTCATAATCAGTGTAGTCAAGGTCAAAATCATTAATAGTGACTTGCAAGCCGTCCGCATCGAATGTGTAACCGGGAGAAATAACAGTACCACTCGGTACTTCCGCTTCTTCAACCTTTGATTCCGGTGTACTTTCTGATACTGCGGTAGAACTTTCTTGTATTGCAGAAACAGATGCCTGTGTGCCGGTAGATTCCTTGTTACTATCGGATACACTATTTACAAACAATGCCATAATGGCAAAAATAATAATTCCGATAATAGAGCAAGTCAGTCCTGCGATAGCAGTGCCGTGTTTCTTGTCTTTCTGACATAGTGCAATGATAGCAAGAACAGCACCTATAATTCCCGGCACAATTCCGAAAGCTATACAAGCTGTCAAAATACTGATGATTCCTAAAATCATCGAAGCAATTCCTAAACCACTTTGTTTCATAGAGTAATTACCCCTTTCATTTTGAATTTTATAAAATTTTAACACATTTGTGATATTCTGTCGATAAATAGATGCGAAGTATTGAAAAAATTTTAATGTGTTTCTTTTGATACCCCCGTAGGTCTGCATTTTCAACCGAAAATCTCGTTTTCAGAGGTTTTTGAAAGAAAAATTTTTCTACAATTTTCGTGCTAAAAATTTTCAATCCCCCCGGGGTAGCACTTTTCAAGCTGAAAAATCCGTTTTCAGAGTTTTTTCGCAGATTTTTTCAGACCGATTCAAGACGTGGAACACCTGCGCATTTTTGCGGTGCAAGTTCTGTACCTGTCACCCGGTCACCGTGTCGCAGCTTTTGCAAGGTCTCCTACTGCAGAAAGCATAGAATCATACGCAGACCGCAACAGCTCCGCAGATTTCGGAGACAGACCACCGGCGGCAGTCTCAACCCGTATAACTATTTCCAACCGTTCCCCGGCATCCGATACGCTTTCCATGATGTCATATACATGACCAATTCCCACTTTTCGCATTTTGTATAATCCCCTTTGTAATATTTGATTGTACACCAATACAGCGCAAGCCGTCAATATATCCGGGCGCAGGATCTGACCGGATCCGGTGGAATAGTAACACAAATAGACAGCCAGACGGCAGCATATCCAACGGAACACGACAAAAAGACGGTTGTAAGCCGTCTTTTATCTGTTTTCAAGTTCAAAAATTGCCCACCTCAGGGCGGCTGCTGTCTCCGTGTCTTTTTCTCGGTCCGCACGCTCTAGCAGATTGTAAAGTCTTTCAAGGTTCTTTTCTTTCATCATGGCAACCTCCTATTTTTAATTTTTGGGTAAATTTCACCCATAAAACCGCCGCCGGTAGTGATCCGGCGGGCATCCTCTGCGGCGGTTAATTCAAACAGTTTTCAATATCTTTTGCAAGGTGTGGAAATGCTTTTTCTATGTCTTGCACGCTGTCGGCGTAATAATCACCAACAATTTTTCCAAAAATGCGAAGATTGCCGGAATAAAATCCGCCTAAATCATTAAAATATATGTCTAATCCTGTCACCTGTTCCGGCTTGTCTCCATACCACATATCAATATTTATTTTTCCCATTTTCATTTCCTCCATATTTTCAATTTTTCCCGGTTATCCGGGTAAAAGCAAGCCGGGGCACGATCCCCGGTGTAAGCCTGTCTTACTTGCTTAATATTCAATTTTTAATTGCGCAGAACCTTTATATAAAAAAGCTGTTTTTCCGTGTAGGTCGCTACAAGTCCAACCACCAGAAATATAATCATTTATAAGGCTTTCAAAATGCTGATAATTTGCACATTTAATATATATCATTGTTTCAGTCCTCCAATTCTATGTAGTATCTGACGATGTACACATATTAAAAGTAAAAATAAAATTTTTCTCCGGTTGCGTTCCATTCTTTGTCTAAGATTTCCATTTTGTATAATTGGCCATTGTTACCGTAAGTGCCAGTAGAATAGAAAAGCTGTGTTGCGCTACATCCTTTAGATTCCGGATACGCTTTTTTTATTTCTGCGATGATGTTGTTAATTCTATCATCATTAGCACCGCACAAATAAGAGCCGGACGGAACATCTTTTAAGCAGCTGATAAAATGGATTGCATTCTCAAATTGGTAGCAGTTTCTGTCTAACTTGATACCGTCTAAACGCTGACCCTCTGCCAGAAGATTTTTCCGTGAAATTCTTTTACTCATATTGTTTTTACCTTTTCACCCGTGTTATAATATGGGTGCCTTTCTTTTTGGGTGCCGGTGTTCGCT